TGACGATGTAAAACTGGCAGATTGTAAATCTGTGGAGCCATCTGCGCCAACTGAATGACAGCTTGGTACTGAACGACTCTTTGGGAAAGGGTAGCTGCATTTGGATCTGATACTGGTAGGACTTCAACATTGCTGTAATCCGCTTTCTTAGCACGAGGGGTTCCCTCTTCTGGCTCGTAGGTGTATTCATCATCGGTGTAATCTCTGATAATCGCAGCGAGTAACTGCAACTCCTGCTTCATCGAATAGTGTACACGGGCTTGAACAGCCGACATTACCTTCAGCGTTCTTTCCAATATTGCCAGTGTGGTTCCCACCGGCGCCTGATTGGACATATCCGCTACCTTCATATCGGAAGTAGCCGCAAAGCGTCTGCCTTCCTCAACGATCTTGTCCATTAACCCCGACAGAACCATCGAAGGCTCTTTGTACGGCAGGGGCAGGATGTTGTCTCGAATATTGCCGCTACCCAAATCTACGTCACGGAACTCTCCCGGACTAATCGGCGTATCGTCGCCCTTGATACGTAAGCCTCTGGCTTTTAGACCACCGGGCAGGTTCGACAACGTACCTGCATCAACAAGCTGCCTCATGATGGAGGTAGCGCTCTTCGCATAACCACCGATCAGGTGGAACAAACCAAAGCCATACGCCCCATATCCAGGGATGTACTGATAGTGCACGAAGTGATGACGCTTTAACTTCAGTGGGTCTTCTTCTTTCCAATTACGGCGAATTGCCAAGACCTCGTCCGTGCCACGGATCATCGTAACTACATACGGCAGAGCAATACCCGTGGGCTCGCCGTCCTTATCTTTGTCCTCATAACCAGGAATATCCAAGTCAACGTGCGACTCGTAAATCTCAAAGCGGTCGTCGTAGGATGCCGAGAACCCAGTCTCTTTGTCCTTGCGTTCTTGAATATCGCTTGTGAACCGGCTAGGCTCTCCTAGCTCAACGTCCCGATAAAAGCCCGCATTCATCAGCTTTAACAGGTCGTTCTTGTTCTTGCGCATCACGTGGGTAATGCGATGGCATGTGTTTATTTCACTCACCCCGTATGGCAGGATCACATCTTCTGCTGGGATAAATATGGATACTTGGCGCTCTAGGCTTGGGTCGTAATAAACTTTTTTGAAGGCGGAGCCGGCTGACGGGAGGTTCCACAACATCTTCTCATGCTCAGGGCGATACTCCGGCATTTTTTCCGTGAGCTGGTAGTTCATGTCCTCTTCAACACGCCCCGCCGCTTCTTTTTTCTCCGGGGTCTCTTTACCAATAATTTGTGTACGTACAGGCCCTTTTGCTGGGAAGGTCTCCATGATGGTGTCGGACTGGAACCGCACCACCGCTTCTGTAATCATCGGGTGAAACACACCGCATGCGCCATCCCACGGCTCTGTTCTTTCCTCAAACTTCAAGCCCAATAACGTAATACCGTCTTTATACATCTGCTCCCAGTCTTTGCGGGAGGCTAGGTCGTTACTAATATCTTCTGCCAAGTCGCCAGCAATACTCTGAATCACACCTTCTGGCAGGATGTCCGCTAAGTTCTCGTCAAAGTCTTCAGCGCCCTCATCTTGACGCATTTCAATCTCAAGACCATCCATCTCAATTTTTACAGCCTCTGGGTCCTCGATCTCAATCTCAATATCGGGCTCCTGATTTTCTAGTGCAGCCAAGCCTTCTGGGGCTGCGTAGAGTGACTTTTCTATGCTCATGATTTTTCCTAGTAGTACGCAGCTTTTCTGCGGTATTTATATAAAAGATCGTCGTCTTTCTCGTCTGTATCAAGGCTAATAAACCCACCTTGTCTATAACGCAAAAGCGCCTGTGTGCAAGTATCCACGAAGTCGTCATGTTCGCCAACTGGGAAGGCTGCAACTTCCTCAATCACTTCACGCGCCCAACGGGTATCTGGCGCCCACACTTTGCCACTCGTGAATAAATCAGCAACGGCGTTCAAACGAACCATCTTGTCGTTACCCCTGCTGGGGGTAAATTCTTGCACCGGTATCCCAATGCGTCGCAACTCCTGAATCAACGGGCTACCCGCCGCTTTCTTTTCCACGATAAACGCGTCTGGGTTCCAGTCTTTGTAATGCTTGAGTGCCGTCGCCTTTAGTTCTGGGAAGGTCAGCCGCTCTTTGAATGCGTCGAGGAGTATTAGGTTTGGGCTGTTCTTATCCTCGTTGTTGTACCAAACGCCCCACGTTGTGCATGCGCTGTAGTCGCTAGATGTTTTGACCTCGTGTGCCGTATCCCAAGACTGAATCACGTAGTCGCATGGGGGTGGATCGTCTGACTCCCATATCCGCCAGTCTTTTCTCGACACCAACGCCGCCATATCCGAGGTGGGGTTCTGCATGTACTGCGCGTTCCAAAACCGTGGGTCAATACTGGCTTTCGTATTTTGTAGCGCTTCTAAGCTCCACTGCGCAGGCCATAGCGACTTCTCGTTTTCTGTACCCTCGTCCAGAATGGCTGGCAACTCCACCAACTCCCAAGGTATGGTGTCTGGGTTTTTAATCTGATAGTCCAGTAAGCGCCCGGTCAGATCCAACATCGACCACCGAGTCATAATCACAATAATGGCACCACCTGGCATGAGACGTTGTAGGGGTCCGGTTTGAAACCAAGACCACGCCGTATCAAACGCCAAGCGGCTATTCGCCTTCATGTCTTGTTCAGAATGTGGGTCGTCAATAACAAATAGGTCAGCACCGCGACCTGCCAAAGCCCCGCCGACACCAGCAGCGTAATACTGACCACCAGCACCAGTAGACCACTTCCCCGCCGCTTTCTGGTCGTCTGCCACCACGGTGTTTGGGAAGATTTCTTTATATTCTTCTGAGTCAATTAAGTTCCTCACTCGTCGACCAAAATCTTCTGACAGCGATGCGGTATGGGTGCCCATAATGATTTTCTTCTCTGGGTATTTACCCAAAAAGTACGCTGGGAACAGGTAGCTGGAGAACTCCGACTTACCCATACGGGGTGCAATATTGATAATCACCCGTTTCTTTTTACCGTCTACGACGTCTTGGAATATTTTGGCTAGTTTTTTGTGATGGGGTCCCACTTTGAACCCCGGATATACACGTTTTGCAAACTCTATCGGGCTCTTTTTTGCCATCTTGAGCCGATGCCTGTGTTCTTTTTGTGTTAACTCGTCTAAAAAGACAAGTTTCTCGTATTTGTTCATATGCTTGAGCGCTTTTTGCGCTGCAAGCGCCTCTGCTGGGGTCATGAAGTCATACTTCATTCTTTTTCCTCGACATCAACGATGTCAACAGCGCCCATGTAGCGCCCCAGTTTCTCTTTTATGCGTGCGTCAAGCTCTTCATCGCTGATTTCTTCGTTTTTCACAGTAACTCTGTCTGTGAAAAGCGCCACTTCTGTGACTTTACCCAGCATCTCCAAGGCTTTTAGCCGGATCCTGGCGTCTGGGTGTTGTATTTCTTTAACAATATGGCTAACCGCCATGCTTCTTAGCTCTTCCGCCTGCTCGATAAACTTCCACTGATAGGCAGTGACCATCCCAACGGCTGACTTTATCTCTTCTGGCAGGTCTAGCGTCAGTAGTTTTTCTTTTGCCTTGGGGTCGTGGGTGACTAGAGCGTTGAACGCGCTTGTAGTTTTTTCTTCTTGGGCTTCAGTCAGTATCTCGTCGTCTTCATCGGTAAGACTTTTTAACCACTGGCTGGTTTTATGCTGGGCGGAGAGAGTTTGCGCTGGGGTGGCGTTGTCTAAAGGGGCAAAGTCGGAGTCGCCCGGCAGGATGTCGGGAACGAAGTCTGCTGCCTTCGCTGTTACCAGGTGCTCCAAAAACATCGTGTGTCTAATCTCCTTTGGTTGCGTGGGAAAACACGGGGTACTGCTGACACGGTTACACGGAGTGTAACCGGTTTTTCTTTGTTGTGTAAAGTTTTTTGTGTATACTGCTTTTGCCGCAGTAATTTCCTTCGTTTGGACTGCGGCTCCTTTCGTGAGTTTCATTGCTCACCCCTCACAACCCCCGGACTCCTTGCCGGGGGTTTTTTTCTGTATACTAATTTTGTCCTTCACGTGGACAGGGGGTTGTTAAGCCACCATTAGAGGATGCAGTAAGTCAGGGTTTTTGTGGCTTTCCACCTGGCGTGCGGCAACTGCTAAATCTAGGCCCCCACCTTTTGCTATACTGGCCTTGATTCGTCACGTGAATCAGGGGGAAAGCGGTACACGTCGTACGTGTATTTTGGTAAAGCAGAGCTCCGCGTGTACGGTTTGGCGTGAGTACCCCACCTTGTCTAATCTTTGACATCTCCATGTGGTTTTTTTACAAAATTTGACATTTTTTTGTAGTGTGGCTGACGAACACTGATCTACGTGCCACGCCACTGCACTGCCAAAACGGCTTGGTGGGTATCGGGTGGGGTCAAAAAGTTCTCACGAAGCCGTTGCCAAATACCCCAAATGTTAAAATGTAGTTGTTGATGGGATAACCCGTTGATTCGTGCCTAGCCGATTGCTAGGCTTTTTTATTTGGAGATTCAAAATGAAATCAATCACAGTTAGTTATTCACAGTTTGCATTTGGTTTGGGTAAGCAAGATCGTTTAATGCGAGAGTCTTCGCTTGTGTGGCATACGGAATATGTGAAAGCCGATAGCGACACACGCAAGGCACGATTGCAAGAATGGGTTGTGCAACACTTGATGGGTCAGTTAAACATTCCGCAACGTGTTGCGGAGAGAATTCTCTCCACGCCTCGCACCAAACGGAGTAAGGAACAACAAGCCGCTTATTACAGGGCTTACTCGGACTTCTCGTATCACATCATTCGCCCTGAGAACAAGAA